GTGCCAGTGCCGATGCAGAAGGCTTCCTCTTCAGCCGCGCCGAAAGCACGCGCAAACTCCTGCACGATATAGGCTTCCAGATCGAAATAGGAGTCCTGCAGGAGCTCAACACTGACTTTGACAAGATCGGTTAGCTTGAAGGAATCAACGGTCTTCTGATCGAAAGTGGGGTTGCTTTCCGTGTATGCTGCGTTTTCCAAAGTCCACTGAGCAATGGAATGCGTGGCTGCGATGGGAATCTTGCGTTCGGCGGAGGTCGTGATTACCTTCGCGATGGAACGGATTACGTTCGTCTCCTCAAGGCCGGTGACAATCTGGTTCTCGAATTCCTCCGGGACGAGATAGCCGCCGTCCACATCGGGAGAGGTACTGAGAACATTGTGAAGAGCGGGCTTTCCGCGAAGAATGCAGGCGAAGTCCTCCTTGTAGGCGTCGGATGCGCGGCCGGTCTTTTCCTTGACCGCGCCTGCTGGCTTTTCGGTGATCGGAGAGCTGACCGCCTTGGCGAGTTCCGCGTCACGGGCTTCGATGCGCTCCAGACGGGCGATCTCCTTGGTGTACTCGTCGATCTCCTTGTCCATACGGTTGTAAATGGCGTCGTCCTCAGCGGAAAGAGTGCCGCGTTCGGTGCGATGGGTTTCGAGGAACGCTTTCGTGGCGTCCCATGCTTTTGCGCGCTTGTCGCGCATTTCGATAAGTTTACTCATAACAAAACTCCTCCTTGTTATACGTGAAATCTTTTGTTGTTGAGCTGCTCCAGATATGCATCTACGGAGTGCTCTTGGGTTTCGGGCTTCTGCTGAATCCGGCACTTGGCGGCGATCTTGTCCATCAGGGAATTGGTGATCGCGGCCTGAGAGTAGAGCATGGACACTTCGGGCGCGTCGAGCGCCTCGTTGTCACCGGCGCGTTTCATAATCTCGTCGGCGAAACCGAGCTCGACAGCCTTGTTGGCGTCCATCCACGTCTCGGCGTCCATGAGATGCGAGATCTTCGCGCGAGACATATTGGTTTTGATTTCATAGGCGTTGATGATGCTTTCCTTGACCTCGGCCAGCATTTCGATGGCTTTCTGCATCTCTTCGGAATTGCCCATCGCCACGGTCATGGGGTTATGGATCATGAGCATTGACACTGGCGACACGAGCACCTTTGTGCCGGCCATAGCAACGACGGAAGCAGCCGAAGCCGCGATTCCGTCGATCTTGACCGTGACGTTGCCCTTGTAATCCATGAGCAGGTTGTAAATCTGTGCCGCAGCCACGCAGTCACCGCCCGGAGAGTTGATCCAGACGGTGATGTCGCCGCTGCCGGACATGAGCTCGTCCTTGAAAAGCTGTGGGGTCACCTCGTCGTCAAACCAGCTTTCCTCCGCGAGGGTGCCGTTCAGATACAGCGTTCTCTCTTCCGGAGTTGTCTCCGTCGCCGCCTGATTCTTCCATTTCCAGAACTTCTTCATCGGAATTCTTCTCCTTTCCGTCGTCGTTTGAGATATTTGCAAAAGCGCCCGCATTGGCAAGCGGGAGCATATTGCCGTTGATAAGGTACAGGTCACCGCCGTCCTCTGTGGAGATTCGGTCGAGGTTTTCCAGCTCGCGAATGTCGTTTGCGGACATCCAGCCGTTCTGCCTTCCTACGGCGTACCCGTTCATACGGCTCTGGTAATCGCCGCGCAGGAGCCCGTCCACATTGAACTTCACGAAATACTGCTTTTTCTCTTCAGGTGAGAGGAGCGTCCGCATGATGGACTGCTCCCAGCGGGCTACCCAGGGGTCCAGCGTGTATTTCACAAACTCCAGTGACTGCTGCTCAATATTAGAAAAGCTCGACTTCTCAAGGTCGCCAACCATGTGTGGCGGAACCCTGAAAATTCGAGCTATTTCATCGATCTGGAACTTTCGCGTTTCCAGAAACTGCGCCTGTTCGGGAGAAATCCCTATGGGTGTATATTTCATGCCTTCTTCCAGCACGGCGATCTTGTTCGCGTTACCGCTGCCGCCGAATTGCGACTGCCATGCCTCGCGAACCTTGGTTGGGTCCTTGATGGTACCGGGATGCTCCAGCACGCCGCCCGGAGCGGCGCCATTGGCGAAGAACTTCGCGCCATACTCCTCGCAGGCTATCGCCATGCCGATAGCGTTCTTGGCCATTGCGATGGGCGAATAGCCAACCAACCCGTCAAAACCGAGGCCCGGTATATGCAGCACATCTGAAGGCTTCAGAATGACCGTGTTGGTCTTCATCGTTTTGGCTTCGTCGGTAGAGTGCTGATAGGTGTAATAAAGCTGTCCGTTCGCGTCACGGTCGACCGACATTTTGTTCGGCATCAGCGGATACAGTGCAATAACTTCTCCGCGCCCGTTCCGAATGATCTGCGCGTATGCGTTGCCCCACAGCAGCAGGTGCGTCATGAGCGTCTCCCGAAACACGAAGGAACTCATCTCCGGGTTGGGCTCGTCATGTAGCAGCAGATACAGCGGGTGGTCGAGAGCTTTTTCCTTGCCACCGTCCGCCTTGTAGCGGTACATATGAATCGGCAAGCCAGCAATAGCTTCGGCCAGAATACGGACGCAGCAGTAAACGGCCGTCATCTGCATAGCGGAACGTTCGGTTACGGCTTTACCCGACGTTGAGCCACCGAAGAAAAAGTGGTAGCCGCTGCCGGCGGTGCTGTCCCTGATAGGCTTGTCTCGCGCCTTGAAAATGCCTGAAAATATGTTCATAAGCGAGCACACTCCTTTTGAAAATGCAGCCACCTGGCTGCTATATTCCTTGACAATACATCCAATCGGATGTATTATGTTTGCATCCAGCTGGATGCAAATTGATTGGAGGTATTCAATATGGAAAATTTCAGCTTAGACGGCTTTCAACTTATTCATCCGAATGACGACGGCATATTGCATGAGCGCCGGGTCATCCTCGGTTTGACACAGAAGCAGGTGGCGGAGAAAGCAAAGATCCCGCTGCAAAGCTATCAGCGTTTTGAAAGCGGAGACCGTAATATAAAAACAGCCTCATTCCAAGTTGCCTGCCGCGTCATTGAGGCCCTGGAAATGAACATCTCCGATTTCTACCACGGGGAATACGTTCTCGGCGAGAAACTTCTCGATTCCAAGGAAGGACTTCGTTACAAAAAAACCGGAAAACTTATTACCGAGGATGTTGTTGAGAAACCGCAATCAGATAAATAAAATGCCTCGGTCGTCATAGACCGAAGCGCCAGTATCATTGCCACAGCGGATGGCTCTGTCGAGAGCCATGATAGTCGCTACAGCGCCGTCGATTTTCTCAGTTGATTTTTCCTTGTCCGGTTTGATGTTTCCGGCCGGGTCCGTGCGGATGAAGATGTTGTCCATCATCCAGCGGAGCACCGGATGACCGCCGTGGGCAAGTTGCCCGGCCAGCGTCAGCCGCATGAGTTCTTTGGTCGGCGGCGACATATCCTTGAAGCCCTGTCCGAAGGGAACGACCGTAAAGCCGAGGCCCTCAAGGTTTTGGACCATCTGTGTTGCACCCCAGCGGTCAAAGGCAATCTCACGGATGTTGTAGCGGGTACCGAGTTCTTCAATGAAGCTCTCTATGAAGCCGTAGTGAACCACGTTTCCCTCGGTCGTTTGCAGGTACCCCTGCTGTTTCCACAGGTCGTAGTTGACGTGATCCCGCTTGACACGGAGGTCCACATTTTCCTCCGGTATCCAGAAAAACGGAAGGATGCTGTATTTGTCCTCCTCGTCCTCCGGAGGAAATACCAGCACGAAGGCGGTAATATCCGTGGTGGAGGAAAGGTCCAGCCCGCCGTAACAAACACGGCCCTCCAGTGATTTCGGATCAACCGGAAAGGCACAGGCGTCCCATTTCTCCATCGGCATCCATCGTACTGCCTGCTTGACCCATTGGTTTAGGCGAAGCTGCCGGAAGGCGTTCTCCTCGGCGGGATTCTGCCGGGCCGATTCGCAGGCGTCGCGGACCTTGTCGATGCCAACAGTGATGCCAAGCGAAGGATTTGCTTTCTTCCAAACCTTCGGGTCGGTCCAGTCGTCGTTCGGGTCGGCTCCGTAAATGACCGGGTAGAAGGTTGAATCGTGCTTCCGGCCTTCCAGAATGTCCTTTGCTTTCTCATGGACTTCCCAGCAGATGCTGTTTTGATTGTCACCGGCCGTGGTGATGAGAAAATACAACGGCTGCATCCGGGCATCGCCGGAGCCTTTTGTCATGACGTCGTAGAGCTTCCGATTCGGCTGGGTGTGCAGCTCATCGAAGATCACGCCGTGAGTATTAAAGCCGTGCTTGTTTGCCACATCCGCCGAGAGCACCTGATAAAAGCTGCTGGTCGGCTGATAGACGAGGCGCTTTTTAGAGTCAAGGATTTTCACCCGCTTAGAGAGCGCCGGGCACATGCGGACCATATCGGCGGCGACATTGAAAACGATAGACGCCTGATTGTGGTCGGCGGCACAGCCGTAGACCTCGGCGCGTTCTTCACCGTCGCCGCAGGTGAGCAGCAGTGCGATGGCCGCAGCCAGTTCGCTTTTGCCCATCTTCTTGGGAATTTCCACATAGGCGGTGTTGAACTGCCGGTAGCCGTTGGGCTTCAGAACGCCAAACACATCCCGGACGATTTGTTCCTGCCAATCGATGAGCTCGAATGGCTCTCGGTACCACTGGCCTTTGGTGTGACGCAAGCTTTTGATGAAGCTGACGGCATAATTGGCGGAGTCCTTGTCGTAGAAGGAATCCTTTGCCATGAACTTGGTCGGTGTGTATTTTTTGAGCTTTCGTATATGCCGTCGCCTCCTTCGTCCTCACAAACTCCGTATCATTCGTTGCTCGTCCTCTCCCCAAAAGGCATGAAAAAAGACTGCCGAAGCAGTCCATCCGAAATCTATTGACAACGAGAGACAGGGCCTTCCGGCCTAGGCTCCCGGCCGCGTTTTAGTTGTAATCCTTCATGAGGATGGCAAGCGCGGTCGCGGTGTTTTCGTCGGCGGGCTCGATGTCCCAGCCCCGGTCATAGTTGCAAACCGTCTCGCCGTTCCGCTTTAGCGTCAGCTTGGAAATGCGGCCCTCGTCGATGCCGTATTGCGAACCCTCGTCGTAGTGCTTGACCCAGTAATGAAAAATGTCGCTGCTGATCTTGATGCTTCCCTCTGACCACATGGCTGTCGCCTCCTTAAAATTTCCTGATCGTCGCGTTGTCGTCGGCGTCGAAGCTCACGGTGTAGCGGACCTCACTGCCGTCCGGCTTGCGGGTGATCACCCGGATGTCGCCCTCAAAAGCTCTGTAGCAGCGGTTGATTTTCTCGCCCTTCGGAAGTTGGCTCTGGATTTGCTTCATCTGTTTTTCGGT